CTGTGTCGTATACATTTTGTGTCTCCTTACGTTGTGGGTTTACGGTTACGGGTTAACGAAGCTTTGCAGAGCGAACCGCCGAACGTCGGGCGGCAGTGAGGCGAACGGCACGCGCCGCCCCAGATGCCCGCCAGGCGTAGCGGTGCAGTGCTGCCCGAATCCTTGCGGATGGAATGGCTCCGCGCTGGCGCCGATGCAGTTCCACAGACCGCCACGTTCGCGCCAGTCGCGCGCGGTCCACCGGGGCGGAATGACTGTGTAGCGGTCTGCGGTCTTGCCGCCGTTGTCCCAGCAGCGCAGGGTTTCGGGTTGAATGGGTTTCATGGTTCGATCCTCCTACCGGCTGCACGGGGGCGGGTTCACTTCCAGGACGCACCCCTCGCGCGCAATGAACAGCGCCACAGGCCAGCCGCGCGGATCGCCTTGGTACTCGACGCGGCACCCCTCACCGATACGCGCGGCGATTGCTTCGATACGCTTGCGCGCGCCGGTCTCGCGGTCTGGCGTATGCCAGTAGGACAAGCGGCCATTGTTGCGCGGGTCACTCTGTCCGGTGACGCGGTAGACCTTGCCCGGCATCAGGTCCGCACCGCTAGGGTGCGTCACTCCGTCCCCAGCCTCCGCGCGGTACAGGGTGCCGTTGCATTCCTGCTCCGCGATGCTGTGAAGCGTCAAGGCCGCGCGGCGCAAGGTCTCGGCGTCATCGTGGCCGATGCCGGCGCGGTCGCACTGGATCGCGTAGCGGGCTGCAGTTTCATGGTCGAGTCTCATGATTGCACCCCCAAGGCGCGATCCAATTGTGCGGCGAATTCCTCGCGGGTCATGACCGCACCGTGCGGCGATTCGCAGTAGCGCGAGCGGGCGCTGAGTGCACCGTCCTTGCGCACCGCGAAGCGGCTACGCGCCAGCCATTCCGAATCGGTGAGCAATGCGCAACGGTAACCGCTGCGCTGCTGCATCCTGGCGTAGTCGCGATGGGTGCGCACGTTTTCCACGGTCATGCGATGAACGAAGCGGCGCAGCGCATCGGCCTGAACCGCGGGCGCCAACTCGGCGCCGGTTTTCCAAGTGGTCATGATTGCACCTTCGCGGCGGCGATGGCGTCGCGAACAGTCGCGCTGAGACAGCACCCGCGACAGCGCGCGCAAGTGCGCGGCGTCATTCTTGAGAATCGCCGCCAGTGCTACGTAATCTTTGCGAGTCATCTGTGTATCCCCTTCTCGGTTCATCTAGCGAATGTGCTAGTAACCCGAACACTACGCCCCTGATTCCCCTATGTCAATGACTAGGAGGGATTAGCCGACGAACGGTCAAAGGCCCTCGTACAGTTCCCGCCGCAAGGGCACGCCCGTTGCAATCCGGCACTCCGCACAAATGAGGCCCGGACCAATTACAGGCTTGCTCTTGCATACGTGGCAGGTTTTGAGACTGGCCACGACAACGGGGGCGGGAGCCGCGGCAACGGGCGCCGGCATTGACTGCGCCAGCTCCCGCGCTACTTTTTGTTCGGCGATGATATTGCTCCGGCAGGTCTCACAGAGTCGGGCGCCATTGTAGTATCTGACATCCGGTGGCAAGGTCATATTGCAATCGCACTTGCGACACTTGCGGCGCACGGGGCGCTCCGATCCAAGCTTTCTAGGGCGCCCGGGAAAGCGGTAGGAGAGCTCGCGCGGCTTCGGGGGTGGTCGCATCCACTCCGGCACATTCAGCGATCCTACAGGCCGACCGCGTTTCTTGATGCGACGATTAGCCGCAAGGTAACTTGCGAATTTGCCAGGTAACTCGCGCTCCATGAATTCGAGCATCATCAGCGCGCGGCGAGTAATCCGTGGCATTTGGGTCTCGCCGCGCTCCCACCTCAGAACCATTCGAGTGGTCACGCCTAAGAGTTGCGCCATAGAGTGCTCGGACAATCTGAGGCGTTGGCGGGTCTGAATCAGGGAATCAAGAGTCGGGGAATCGGGGGGCATAGTGGAATACCGTAAAACATGAGAAAGCCTAATGGTAACTCCTAACTGTATGAATAGCGACCGTGAAGAATTGGGGTTAATTGGGGACATTTGAGTCGGGGATTAATTGGAATTCTTCACGGACGTAATCAAGAGGGTTAGGAGTATCTAAGGAGAATCCCGTGTAACACGTTGCACCACAATTACGCTGCAGCGCAACACAAAGGCACCTCGAAAAGACCCCGATTCAGGCCTTCCTCGCCAGCTCCAGGCCCCCGAACCCCACCTATCCCGTTGATCCCATTAGGTTTGCAATTATCTGTAAGAGACAATTGCAGGGTTTGAGGCCTAAATGCTGCAGCGCACCACGGATTCGGGGGTGCGGGAGGGCGTGGCACCCCTGGGGGAGGGGGTGACGAAGGGGGTGCGATGGTCGCGGCCCGCCTCCCGACCAAATTTTTCAGTTTTCCAGAGGGTTTGTGATACATTTCCTCCTCCACAACCCCAACGGAGCAGTGAACATGGGAATCGGTGACGCAGCAGGACGCGAGATGAACCTGCAAGACGTGGCTACGACGCTGGAGAAGGCAAACGCGCTCGCCGATCGCATCAGCGCCGGCACGCGCGAGCTGCGCGAGTTCATCTCAGGATCGGAACCCGAAGCCATTGAGAAGGGAACGAATGTGCCCACGCCGTCCGGTCTCCTGTACCAGATGAACGAGATGGCCCGCGCGCTGGAGGACAAGTTGGTCCGCATCGAGCGCGAGTTGAACCGCGCCGCCGCGCGCCTGGGTGTCGAGCCGAGGAGTGCTGGCACGATGTCCGGGGCTTACCCGCAGGACCACCGGGCCAGTTACCCCGGCGAGTTAACGCGGCGAGTCTAGGGGTCAGCACGGCGCCTGTGGCACACTGACTCCCCATGAGCGCCGCCCCCCTGATACCCTGATTCAACGTCACCGAGGAGGATTGGCATGAAAGTCATCAAGGTCGAGAGCATCAAGATTCTGCTGGGTGGGCGCGAAATTGACCTGACGCCTGATGAGGCGCGGAGACTCCAGGCTGAACTCGACAACGTGCTCGGTGTGCCAGCACCGCGCCAGTGGATTCTCCCGACGTACATCCCCTGCGTCACGCCGACGATTACCCGCCCCAACGATGTCGGCCCCTGGCGCTGGTGGGATTCACCGACTTGCACGGGAACGTGGATCGGCACGGGCACACTGTCGAACGGTGACACCACTGTGAGCGCGAACGCCGTCAGCCATTGACCCCATGAGCGCCGTCCTTGACGACTCCCTGCCCCCGTGGATGCTGCCGTCCGAGTCCCGCCGGCACCGCCACCTCGTTCGTGATGACCCCGACCCGGTGTACAAGATCAGCACTGTGATCCCGGATCAGTACCCCGGCGTGTTCGAGACCATGCTGAACCAGGTGCGCGGGGGCACGCCGATGCGCGCGGCGCTCGCAGACGACCCGCGGCGCATCAACATCGGCGACTTCATGGAGTGGGTGATGCGCAACCCGGAGCGCAAGGCGCGCTACTACGAGGCCCAGGAGATTGCCGCCGAGGTCGTCGCCACCGAGTTGATTCCGATTGCCGATGGGCAGGACACCATCGAGGATGTCGCCCGATCCGCGCTGCGGGTGAACACCAGGCGCGACCTGATGAAGGTGTGGGGGCGCAAGCGCTTCGGCGACCCGCGGCACACTGAGATTGGCACGGTCAAGACGCTCTCGGAGTTGACCTTCGAGGAGTTGGTGCAGAAGATCGCCAATCTCGATCGGATGCGCGCCGAGCTGCCGCCGCCCCCAGAGGAGTTGCCGGTGGTCGCGGTGCAGGAGAAGGCACCTGGCGACGTTTGACCCTTACGCCGAGGAGCGGGCGCGCCTCGATGCTGACCGGCTGATCCTGGCGCGCGCGGCGGCGGTGGTGAAGGCGCGGGACAACTTGCTCGACTTCATGCGCCTGACCATGCCGGACATGCGGGCACCAGACGACCCTGACCTGTCGATGTACCAGATCACCCCGGTCGCGCGTCTGTTGGCTGAGGTGCTGGAGAAGGTGGAGCGCGGTGAGTTGAAGCGGGTGTGCGTGTCCGTTGGACCGCAAATGGGCAAGTCCCAGATCATCTCGCGCGGGTTTCCGGCGTGGTTCATGGGTCGGAACCCTTGGAGGAATTTCATCCTCGGCACCTACAACCAGGACTTCGCGGAGGAGTTTGGTGGTGAGGTGCGGACCATCGCCACATCGCCGGTCTATCAACAGGTGTTCCCCCGCTTCGCGTTCCAGCAAGGTAGCGCCGCCAAGGACTCGATGGTCACGATGGACGGTGGCAAGCTCGCGTTCGCGGGCGTCGAGAGTTCACTGACCGGCAAGCCTGGTGACATTGCGCTGATCGATGACCCGATCAAGGACGACAAGGACGCGCAGTCGCCCGCGGTGCGCAAGGCGGTGTGGAACTGGTTCAACAAGGTCGTGATGAAGCGACTGCACGACGGCAGCGCCGTGTGCATCATCCACACCCGCTGGCATCAGGACGACCTCATCGGGCGCCTCGTTGACCCATCACACCCGGACCACGACCCCGAGGTTGCGAAGGGGTGGACGTACGTCAACTTGCCGGCGGTGGTGAAGTCGCCGGAGCTTGCCGCGGCGCTGGGGTTGACGCTCCAGGTGCCGACTGACCCTGTGGTGATCGGCCAGTTCGGCTCGGCGCCGATGGCGTCGCTGTGGGCGTCGCGTAAGCCGTTGCGGTTCCTCGCCGAGGATCGGCGCCTGGACAAGGCCGGCTTCGAGGCGCTGTACATGGGTAACCCGACACCGGACGACGGCGACTTTTTCACACGTGAGATGCTGGTCGGTTACAAACCTGAGGAGTTGCCGACGCGGCTGACCAAGTACACCGCCTGCGACTTCGCCATCAGCGGCGCGGAGACGCAGGATCGAGACTCATCGTGCTTCATCACCGCGGGTGTGGACGAGCACGGCGTCATCTGGGTGCTGCCTGACCTGTACTGGGAGCGCGAGGGCGACTCGAACGTGATCGTGGAGGAAATGCTGCGGATCATGCAGACCCACAAGTCACAGATCGCTTTCTGCGAACGTGGGCACATCTCGAAATCGCTGCTGCCGTTCCTGCGCAAGCGCATGATCGAGACCAACACGATGCAGACGTTGGTGGACGACTCGATGATCCCCAGCGTGGACAAGAAAACCAGGGCGCGGAGCATCCAGGGCATGATGTCGCTCAAGCGCGTGCGCTTCCCGACGTTCGCGCCGTGGTGGAAGGAGGCCGAGGCCGAGATTCTGCGCTTCCCGAACGCGGCGCACGACGACTTCGTGGACGCGGCGAGTTGGTTGGGCATCGGCCTGATGCGCGAGGTGCCCGCGTCGCGGGAGCCGGCGCCAGAGGACAAGATCGCGCGCGTGGGGACGGTGAGTTGGCTCAAGAATCAGACGAAGTGGCAGGAGCGGCAGAAGATCAGGCTGAAGGCGCTGAGCGGGATGTAACCGCGGGGTGTGTTAGGGTATCGGCACGATAGCCACCATCATCTAACCGGAGCCTCACATGGCGACAATCGACACACGGGCCTACGCCTCCCAGAACGGCGACATCCCTTTTCTGCCGGCGCATGCGTTTGCGATTACCAAAAGCGACACGACGGACTACGTTCCCGGCATCGCGGTGTTCGTCGGCGGTGCGGGAGTCGTTGCGGTGATCCCGTCCAAGGGTGATGGCACGACGGTGGTGGAGTTCACCGTCCCGGCCGGCGGCC